AATGAAGGACGTTGGGAAGATGCAGCTAAAGGAATGGAGAATTCTCTTTGGTACAAACAAGTAGGACGACGAAGTAAAAAACTTGTTCAGATGATGAGACAAGGTTAAAAAAGAGAAAGCCCGCATAAAGCGGGCTTTTTTTTTGCTTATTGTTTTAGTTTAAATAGTGTGAATCGAATAATGAACAGGTCAAGCACAACGGCCCAATCTATATCCCCATCTTCAAACTCATCTCCTAGGGATACGTGCTCAATACCAAGAGCTACTCCAGAGATAAAACTGATATCTAGATCATACACCGCACGTTCCTCCACGATTCGTAATTTCACAAACGTCGTGCTCACTGAAGATTACTCCACGATGCTGCACTGCTTCTTCATAACTTACTTCTGTAATGGGTTGACCTCCTCGACTTCCATCTGGATAACAGGTAAATCCACGTAGCCGTGGGGCGTATTTAGCAAGAGTCTCGGCAAAACGTGAGACGTCGGATTCTGAGTTTCCTTTTGAACCCCAAGAAGGTAAGTTAATAGTGGATGAGATTGACATATCAACGTAACTTTGTACATCTGCTTGGAATTTGATTCGTCGTTCAAAGTCATGGCTTAGCTTGTAGGCGGTGTCGATTTGTTCAGGTTTGAGACCGTATTCTCGAATGAGGAGGTCTGCGGTAGAATCAACGACGAATTCGTATTTCCACTTTGTTCCGTCTGTGAGATAACGACGCTTGTAAGCCACAGCAAATAACGGCTCAATTCCCGTTGTAGTGCCAGCAAGAATTCCAATTGAGCCAGTGGGTGCGATAGCTCTGTATGCGACTGGCTTGCTGATATACAGTCGCTCACAATGCGCGTTAGCAGATCGTTCGGATTCTGATTCATATACTTTTAACCATTCATGTAGTTCAGGTGTTACTTCGTATTTGTAACCTTTTTTAAGTAGCCATTCGTGAATGCCCATAAGCCCCAATCCCAGTCGTCTATTTTGTTCACGAACTTTGTACACTTTTTCATAAGGAAGCTCGGCTCGAAGCGTTCCGCAGACGAGAAATTTTGAGGCAAGGGAAACAACATCTTTAAATTCATCAATAGATGAAATATTCCCAAGATTGATCGAACCAAGATTACAAACATCTGAATCATCTTCTGAGGTTACCTCAGTACAAGCATTACGAAGAGTTTCATTCTGTTTTGCTCCAAAGTTAAAGCTAAATCCGGGTTCTCCAGTTTCCATTGCTTGACGACAGTTTTGTAGGAAAACTGGATTAGAAGCTAAACTAGTAGTAAATTCTCCAGTTGCCCATGATGTCGCCCCAAGAGCATTATCATCATAATTAACAGAGATATTAGTCATATCCAGCGGAGCCGGAAAGTTAAAGTCTTTGCTCTTTAGTTCTCTGACTTCAGGTGACCAATTTTTTGCTTCAAGAAACAGGGGGATATCCTCGTGTGCCCAATTGAGGCTGGCGTAGATAGCTGAACGGCGTGAACCGCCCTGCATCACGTTTCGCCCAATTTCGTTAATTGCTGACATGAGAGGTAGTGGCCCCGAAGCCGTACCTCCAGTTCTCGAAAGAGGCTTTCCACTCGCACGAAGTCTAGAGTAGTCAATTCCAATACCTCCACCAGTCATAAGACAAGACATTGCTCGCCAAGTTACGTTACTCCATTCTTCTCGTGTATCTTCTTCTGCTCGGAGAAGGTAACAATTATTGAAAAACTTCGCAGTCCGACCTGCATAATAGAGATACCGACCACCCGGTACGAATTTAAATTCTTTAATCCACTGAGCAAGTTGGTCACGATCTGACTTAGACATGAGTGGTCGATCTGTTCCCCATCGACTACCACACACATCTTCAACAAGCCGCTCGGCGAGGGCATCCCAAGTGTCGTTAGGTCCTTGTGCATATTTAAATTTAAAAATGTTTTCTGCGAATTGTGTTTTAAACCGATTTATTTGCATTTTTTTCTTTATATTCTTTTACTTGTTGTTTCCAATCTTTATTCTGCTCACGAAAAATAACGCCCTTACGAGAAGGGCGGGAATCTTTCTTATCTTTTATAACGTCTTTTTTAAGCGTCATACTTTCTTTGTTACTTGATGTTGTTCCGTGCGTAAAATAGCGAGCGATCGCCGAAAAGGTAAAAACCAATACAAGCTGCGAAGTTAGTTACAGCATCAGAGACAGGCAGCCCGGCGAGCTGTAGCACTCCCCAAGTACCTAGAACAATAGCGGCGGCAAACGGACGCATGAGCCGTACAACAGCTTCTACCCAGAGATAGGTAGGGTTAGTACCACCAGCATCATTGATAGCTTTGAAAAGATTAAGATCAAGTTCTTTAATCTTTACGTAATCATCAATATTAGTCGGCTTGAACGTTTCGGGAGCAAGCCACCGTTGAATAGCGGCTTTACCTCCTTCTACGACTAGTGGAGCTAGCGCTGCAAGCGCGGTAAAAGGATCAAACATTAGCTTTCACCCACACCTTTCATACACTTGTGCAGAACTTCATTAAATACATCATCCGGAGCTTTTTTATTGTGATAAGCAATAACAGCTTGGACTTCTAGTTGAGCTTTCTCACTTGGACTAAGGCTTAGATACTCAGGCCGTTGTAAAACCTTTTTAATAGCTTCTTGTACTTCTTGAAGAGTCCATCCCATATATTTAGCGTTTGCTACTTGCTTACTGAACATGGCTTTACTGGAGCAATCCTTTAGTTCTGGATTGGCGTTAGCGGTAGTCACCATTACCAGAGAGGACACCACGAGCAAGGCGAGAAGAAAGTTTTTCATAATTTTGTTGTAGAATAGTTTCAGGATTAAGGTTTAGTTCATCACACAGTCGGCACAGATACCAAAATACATCTCCGACTTCAGCTTCTGCTGCTGTGCGATCCCAAGAGTTATCTCGAATAAGTTTCTTTACTTTACCAGCAAACTCACCAGCTTCAGAACACAGACCAAGAGCAAGATATTCTAGAGCCTGTTTTTCTGGATAGATTGCTGTAGTACGGGTAAAAAATGTATAATCAGTTAGATTCATTTTTAATTAGTTCGATAAGAAGTTCAATTGAATGTTTTGCTTTTTCTAGGTCTTCAATTTGTTTAGCTACGTTGTCTTTCCATTTAAAAGGATACCGAGCAACATAAGAAATAACTTCTGATTGAAGATTGTTCAGGTTGTTCTCATAACAAAACTGATAAGGCTGAATCTTAAAGTGTTGATAATGCGATCCGCCTACTTGGCGGGAACTCGCTTTTACTTGTTCAGTCAAATTTCCTTCTTCCCAAAATTGTTTATTTTGTTCCCAATTATCCATATTTCTTTCTTAGATAGGAAAGGCTAATTGGGAGTTCGTCAAACGAACCATTCTTTACATCATGAAGCATCCAAATACCATTCCAGTGATTATTAGTCTGTGGATTCAGATAATCTTCATTGTGAAGGTAAAAAGACCCTGAAATAATTGCTGTCATGTTTGTCCCATCAGCACGCTGGCTGTACGCAATATCTCGCCCTTGTTGGTGGCCAGCAAAGCAAGACATGTGCTTTTTAGTTAGAATAGCCCGTGCAGAAACGCAAGGACGCCCAAGCTGACCAGAACTGAAATAGTGGGAATAGCACACACCATCCACCACCACAGGTTCGAGAAAGTCGTATACTTCCCAATCTTTGTACGGAAGATCATCAATAGAGATAAGTCCTTCCAACTTTCGATCATCGTTAATAGCACGTAGAATACGTTGTTCATGGTTACCAAGAGTCATCACTAGACGAGGCCGATAAATCTTCTCTTTGTTACGTCGTTGCTGGGCTTGAAGTTCTCGAATGGGATCAAGAAACATCCTCATTCCTTCCGCAGCGGCTTCAATATCAGCTTTGTAACTTCTTCCTTCAAAGGATTTCTTACCAACATCGTAAGAAGATAAGGAAGACATATCGGCAAAGTCTCCGATGCAAACAATTACATCAGGTTTCTTGGAGGCCGCATAGCGACCAGCCCAAGTAAGGTGATCTAATGGAACTCCCGGTTTTACTTGACAATCAGGTAGAACTAGGTGTTTTGTCATTTTTAGTGTAGTTTGTTTGAGTCATGGACTGGTTGTAGCATAAATTCATCTTCTTCTTCCGGAATTCCTGTAATCTCTTGCTGAGCATTTAGCTGAGATTCAAGATACATATGGAACAACGCTTCTTGGATTACTCGGAAGTTGTTCTCAATCTCTTGATATGATTCGTAGAACTCGTCGGATACTTCTAGTTCAGGATCAGTCAGATTGACCATCTCGTCTTCTAGAAAGAATAGGGGAGTGCGTTCTAGCACTAGATATAGTTTCTTACTCATTTTTATTGTTCTCCTGTGTTAACCATTCTTGAGGTATTTCTCCTCTGGTTTGTTGCCAGCACGCGGCCTCAAATCCGTTCTTCTTTGCCCACTCAAGGTAGGTAGTCTTAGACCCCCGTCGAACTTTGTTGTTCCCTTTTTGAAACAAAATATAGATTGTTTTGTCCGGGTTCTGTTCTTTTACAAGAAGCATCTTTTCAATTGTTTCTCGGTCAAGCTTACCTTTACTCTCGATAAATACTCCGTCTCGCACGGTCCAGTCTGGATTGTACGTTCGTTTTTTAGCTGGAACTACATAAGTTAGTTTATCTTGTTCGTATCCTAGTTCTGGGTACTTACGAGCAATTTCTTCCTCAAATTTTGATCTCAAGTTTTTTCCAATTTTTCTCCGGTTCTTTCAGAAGCCACAAGCAATCTGCTATATCGTGAAAAAGGTGTTCTCGTCCGTGATGGTTGTACAAATCCCAAACAAAGCGGAGTCCTTCTAGAAAATCTGTTTCACTATTGATTGTGTCTTCAATGTATTTAAACTTCTTTGGATAAGCTGGCCGGATTAGACCATCAAATCCTTGCACGTTATCTACTTTATCCCCAAGCACCATTTGATGAAGAAAGAATTGCT